AAGTTCTCCTTTTGCGGAAGAAGGATCAAGTTGTTTTGCCATATTATCCATATATTTTTTAGACATTTCAATATTTGCTTTTGTATCTTCTTCTAGCTGTAAACGTCTTTGTTTTATTGAATGTTTTACCGCTGTATTTTTTGATAATCGTTTTGATGCTGAATATTTGTCATTAAATATTTGTTTTTGATCACTATTAGTTAAAGTTTCTAAATATTTATTACCTATTTCGTCTAAATCTTTTATTAATTTGTCATACGCAGTTATGGCTAAACCAGTGTCTTGGTCAACATCTACTGTTGCTACTGCTTGACCACGCTGTAATTGTAGATATTCATTTACTTTTGCATCCGCTTCTTCTTGATATCCATTAAATGCATCATTAGAAACTACGTCATCTTGCTCTTCTTTGTTTTTTATTGCTACTTGTGCAAGTAGTTTTTGTGCATTACCTACTCGTTGTATATCTTCAGCAACACCTGTATCTCTTACAGGTTCAATATTTGTAGCAGAAAATAATGGTGCTTGACCAACATCTAAATCTACCGTAGGTGTTTGTTGTAAAGGTACTGTTGCCATACTTATTCTTTACCAAATAAACCGTAGCCTTTATTAGCTGCAAAGTCAGCAGCACCAGTTAATAACGTGCTTGTCATATTTAACATTGGACTAACAGCAGATGCACTTGCAAAAAGATTATCCGCAGACACGCCCAACATATCACCTCGTATATCTGCTTGAACTCCTCTTGTTCTCATTTGATTTACAGCTTTAACCTTATTAGCATTCATTGTTAATTTATCTATTTCTCTCATAATTTTGCTTGAGGCAAAAGCATCTGCGGTACTACCAACACCCATTTGTATACCTCTAGCAGCAAAACTAGCTCTTGCTTTTCCTTCTTTCAACCCAGCAGCCATTGTTTTTGTCATAGCTTGCCTGTTATATGCTCTTGCTATTTGTTGTGCTTGACTTTCTAACATATCAGCATTTATCTCAGCCATATCCTGTTGATGCTGTATAGATAATGCTTGACTTTTTAATTTATATCTTTCAGCAGAAGCTTGAGCACGAGCAGATATGAATCCTTGAAACATACTGCCTATTGACATTGCACCGCCAAAACTTTGCCATTGTTCAGAAGTTATTGCCATAAGCCCAACACATACTTATTTTTATACTATACAGACAGTTTATCTGTTTACGGTCACACTATCCACCTATAGCAACTTCTAAGGTAATTCCAACAACCGTAAGTGGTAATGGATCATTTTGCCTTATAAATATTTGACCATAATCTTGCCAGGATGGTGTCAGCATAACTTTAATATCTTCAGTTTTTAATGATGGTGGTGACCCATAAGGTTCTGTTGTTCTTTGTTTTGCTTCAACTAATTTATTTTCTGTAGGGCCAACAAATATACCAGAACTTTCAAATACACGAAGCCATGCATGATTTATATTTTTAACACGACCTTGACCACCTGCTTCTGCTTTAAGCATTAATGGTAATGTTTGTAAATCGCATACATAAGGTAAACCTATATGAACAACACTAGCTGCACGATTTAATACAATACCGCCATTAGAATCTACAACAACTGAAGGATGTGTAGCACCATCAGATAGTATGCTTACTGTTTTTCCTATTAAATGATTTAAACCTAATAATGTTTTTTCTGCAATTTCATAACTAGTTATAGCTGTATTTTGCAAACTGCTTGGCAAGTCTCTATCTAGTTTGACGGTTGCAGTATGGTCATCAGCAATTGTTATAATATCGCATCTATAAGTTTCTGTACCATCTACTATAACTATCGCATCATTTAAATCTGTAGTAAGACCATTATTGCCAACTTTAAATACTGGTATGTTAGATGGAAATTCTAAAGTAACTAAACTACCTTTTGTATAATTACCATTGCTTGTAATAGTTACAGTTCTTGCTAAATTTGTATTTGTGCCGTTATATGTCAATCCACTGTCTACAAAAAAACTATCACGTTGCGTTGCATATTTTCTTGTTCCCATACGTTCTACATATCTTTTTGTTGCACCATTAATAGTTCTTTTTACAACACAATAAACAGCGTCTACACTGTCTTCAGCGACAGCCGTAACGCTTTCAAAAACACCATCTGTATTATGTTGATGCCATGCTCCAACTTGTTGTTCAGGAACGTATGTTAGACCTAACAATTTACCTTCTGTATTTGTCATCCATACAATAGGTGTTGGTGCTTTAGCTAACGTCATATCTGTTATGTCAAAACCATCAAACAAATGTGCTGCTCTAATAGATAAATCTCCTGTTATAAAACCATTTGATTGCCAGTTATATCCAAGTTCTCTTGCGTGACCACCACGACTAGCAATATAAACCATGCTGTTATTTACAATTACTGGTTGAGTATCATTAGCACCAATGTATGATTGTGGTTTTACCGATACAGATGTAGGTGTTATTGCATCACTATTAATAGATGTAACTCTCCATTCCGCAGCTTCTGTCATAAATAACAATTGCGTTAGAGGAACTATGTGTTTAATTCTGTTTGCTTCACGAGCAGCAACTTTAAATTTTATACGGTCATCATCTCTTATCGGTATTTTAAAAGACATATCGCTTTCTGTACCTGATCTAGTCATAAATATTGTTTGTGGTTCATTGTTTGTACCAGCAAAAACTCTACGTTGTTCAAAATAAGAAACAGCAGAAGGAAAATTATTTGCACCCGAAAATGTAGTTTCGTACCTTGGTGGTGTTACAGAAAAATCTGGAGCAACGTTATTATCTACAACTTGATGTACATAACCAATTGTACAATTCGCATTTGTATTATTACCTTCATTAGTGGCAGTATCGTATGTAAATTCACTACTACTAGTTCTTGTAATTATAAATTTACCACTGTTTAAAGTACCATCTACTTTTACTACGTTTACAGTATCACCAGTTTCAAAACCATGATCTGCTTTTGTTATTGTGACCGTATTATTAGATGTTGTAGAAGTATATGTAGCAGCAACTTGAGCAGTGCTACTATGTTCTATTTCTCCAATAAAACCATACAATCCAGCTTGATTTTTAAAAACTCTGTATCTTGATGCACCTGTAACTGCATCCCATATAACTGTATTTTTAGCTCCAGTAACAAATATATTAGTAGAAACAGTAGCAGAATCTGATTGCACACTTTCTTGTACTCCATCATCAGCCAGTGCTGTTACCACATATGTATGTTGTTCAAAAGTATCTGTATCTGTACTGCTAGACGAAGGAAGATATGCACTAACAGATACATTAGTTGGTGCTGTAATTGATGGATTAAAATTAATTTCTCTAAATTCCCATCTTGTTGCACCTAGCCTTCTTAATTCTGCTGGTTCGTGATTAGGATGTACTAACGTCATTACGTCAGACGATTGCACATATTTTATGTCAAACAATTCTGCTTCTAAATATGGTGATGGCACTTCGTATGTCATGTCAGATGGCAATGCATACCAATTTGTAGCGTTTGGTGGTGTGCTATTAGAATGTGCTGTTTTAGCGTAATAATTTACACCGTTATATAAAGCTATATCTCCTACAGAATAATTAGTACTGTTACTCCATGCTGATCCATTTGCATATTCTAATGTCACACCATTAGTGTGAAATCTAAAATATTGATTACCTACTTCAATAGCCATTGTTTGCGACACGTTAAACCTAAATGGTATTAATCTAGTTTTTTTTGTTGAATCTTTTACTTCTTTTACAAACGAAAATCCTGGTCTATTCATTGCTGGCCCTTGTGGTTTAGCAATAAAATTAAGCATTTTAGCTGCACCTTGTTGATATTTAGAATCATCAATACGACCTAACATTTCTGGTGATATTTCACCACTAGAAAATGATTTTAAAAACGTGCGTGTAACTGGCATTTATTACCTCCCAGATGTCCAAGGTACAATATGTTCTACTGTTATATCTCTATGTAAATTGTCTTGTTGTTTTGCAGTTGCAAAATATCGTGCCATCATTTCTGTACATCGTTTTGCTTCTGCCATACCTTGATCACCTTTAATAACTGGCCCTGCCAACATAGCTGCTAATTGCCATGACAAAGTAACAACAAATAATGGAGAAAATTTTGTTGAATCAGTTATCAATGCTTGATATCGCAACATTGCGTTTTCTTGATTTGTATAAATATAATTTCCTTCTACTACAAATTGCTGTGGTGTATATTGTCCAGCTAATATTGTCGGAGAATAATTAGATGTAATACCGCCTGGTGTATCTCCAGAAGACATTCTTGTAG